TTTAGGTATAAATTATTGAATGAAAATTGAAAGGCTTTTAAATGAGTTTTAAAGGGGTAAAAATGGAAGTAATGTATGAAGGCTATAAAAAGCTAAAAAGCAGTGAAATATATAAGAACTATGAAAGAAATAAAAAGCTGTTTGATGGCAAGTCTTCAGAAGTTTTTTATAACGCTGTTCTTAGTAGAGTAAAACTTGAATATATGGGAGTAATTGATAGTAATAATAAATACTATGAGTTTGTAAGAGAAGGAAACACTATTGTAAGAAGAGAAAAGTCATTTAAAGACCTTATTGTTGGAAATAATATACTTGGCTCAATCACTAAGTTATACGCTGAACTTGCTTCTAATAGTGAGCCAACTGTAAATTTAGAAGATGAAAAAAAAGATATATTAAAAAAAATTGATTTACAAGATAAAACATCAGAAGCAGTAGCAATTCAAAGCTATGGTGGAAAATTTTTATTAAAAGGTTTCATAGTTGATAATAGTTTATATTTAGATATAGTTGCACCTCATCAGTATTTCACAGTACCTAGTATTTTAAGTGAAGAAATTATAGATAAATATGTAATTTTTACTGAAGAGAAAAGAACTTTAAAAGCTGAAATATATAGTGAGGGCTGTACGGAATATAGAATGTACAAAATAGGAGGTCAAAATTTTGAGGAAATAGACTATGAAGTTGACTTAACTCAATATGGAGCAACAAAAGATGGTAAAGGCTGGAAAAAAGTATATAAAGGCTGGCAGGTTGTAGAGGTTCATAATCTATTCAAAAGAAGCGATTATGTTGAAGATTTAGTTATCTTAAACAGGGAACTTGTAGTTGGAGATACTTTAACAAGTCAGGCATTTGATAAAGTTGCAAATCCTCTACTTCAAGTTCCAGAGGGAGCTTTGGAATATGATGAAGAGGGAAATTTAACTGTAAAAATAAATGATAGGGTAATAATAGTAGATCCAGAAGACAAAGATTTAAAACAAGTTGAACTAAAAACTAAAACAGAAGAATGGAAGACACACAGAACTGGAATTGTTGAACAAATATATATAGCAACTGGAACAAATGAACAGGCATTTGGGCTTAATAAAAATGGAACAGCTGCATCAGGGGAAGCAAAAAGAAGAGATTTAGAAAGAATTATATCAACTGTTATAACTAAAAGGGATAGAGTATTTGCAGGTTTTGAAAAAATAATTAAATGGGGATATTCAACGATTTATGATGGTGATTTAGATATAAGAATAAGTGGTAAAGATATTCTAAGTCTTGGAGTAGGAGAAAAAATAATAATTGCAGTACAAGGGATAACATCAGGAATTTTAAGTATAGAAAGTGCAATTAAATATGTAAATGTTGCTGATGTTGATATTGCTGAAGAAATAAAAAGATTAAAAAATGACTTATCATATAAGACTAAGCTAATAGAAGCATTACAGACTTTATCTCAACTGGATACAGAAGAAAGAGTTGCAGGTCTCATAAAAAAACAAGCTGATGAATTGATGGAGGAGTTAGGTTTAAATGAATAAGAAAAAAAGCCTTTTTCCACATAGTGCTGAGAATACTTTACGAAGAGTGTTCAATCTAAATTCAAAGATAATTTTAAAAAAAATGAAAAAATCAACAGAGGAAGATTTTTCAGATGTTGAATTTGATAATAAAGAAAAAAAGAAAATTATTGAAGATTTAAAAAATGTTGCTATTGCAACAAATAAAGAAGTCTTTAAAAGTTGGAGAACTTTAACTGATGAAGAATTAAAACAGACTGATTTAAAAGGTGCAAAGTATTGGATTAGAGAGAACTATTTAAGAGTACAAAATATGAAAGAAACTTTTAAGGAACAGTTAGGGAAAACAAGAGAAAAAGAAATACAAAATTTATTAAAAACTTTTGATAGTACCATTAATTTTAGATTTGAAAAATTAAAAAATGGGAACATTTCAAATACTGATATTAATAAACTTATAAGTCAATTGAATGCTAATTATGCACCAAACAAAGAAATGAAAGCATTAATTGATCAGTTAAAAAGCAAAAAAAGTTTAGGGTCTAGTGATATTGACAAGCTACAAAAATGGGCTAATAGAAGAAATGAACTATGGGCAAGAAATGAAGCTGGTAATCTATATGCTAATCAACTTCAAGATTTATGGCTTGAAAATGACATAGAAAAATATATCTGGAGAACTATGGAAGATAATTATGTAAGAATGGAACATGTTGAAAAAGATGGAAAAATTTTTGGAATAGATGAGGATATTTTACCAGGTCAAGAGTTTGGATGTAGATGTTGGGCTGAACCAGTAAAACAAGGAGGAAATAAAGAATGATAGAAAATGAACAAGAAGTAATTGACTATTTAAAGAAAGAAGAAAATAAGGATTTTTTAAGTAAGAATGGGTTTAGTAAAGTTGAAACTAAGGTTGAAACTAAAGAAGTAAAAACTCCACTTACTGAAGATGAAGTAAAAGCATTTGTAGAAGGAAACAAAGAATTAAAATCTAAATTATCTGAAGAAATGGTGAAAGGCTATTTAAAAGAAAAATTAGGTATGGATGTTAATGACGACACTTTAAAACAAGGTTTAGTTTTAGGTGGAACAGTAGAAAATATCAAAAAATTAGCAGTAGGAAAAATTTTATCTGGAGTTAAGTATGGAGATTTATTAATGTCAAAAATAGACTTTTCAAAAATTAACTTTAAAGATGATAAAATTGAAGGTTTAGATGAACAACTTACAAAACTTCAAGAAACATATAAAGATTTATTTAATCCAGGAGTACCAGGAGGACAAACAACTCCACCAGGATTACCAAAGATAGCTCCTGGAACAGAGCTTGAAAAAATAAATCAGGAAATTGAAGAATTAAGGAAGAAACCATCACAACAAAACAGAGCAAAAATAATGGTTTTAATAAGTAAAAAAGAAGAATTAGAAAAAAAATAGGAGGAACAAACAATGGCAGATATTATAACAATTGAAAGAATCGTAGGGAAAAAGGAAGATTTAACACCAGCTTTAGCTTATACAAATGCTAATAAAGCACCTTTGTATATTAATTTGGTAAACTTAGGAAACGTTAATCCAACAACACAAGCGAAAACTTCTTGGGTTGACTACTCATCAGAAGGGACACAAACAGCTATAAAAACAAAAGTAACAGCAACTACAGCAACATCATTTATTGTTGAAGATGCCTCAATATTTACTGCTGGATGCTTAGCAGCAATAGGAGATGAGGTTGTACAAGTTACATCAATATCAGGGGATACTTTAACAGTAACAAGAGCACAGCTTGGAACAACAGCAGGAGCGACTTATGAAATTGGTGAGGAAGTATTCTTTATAAATGATAATTTAGTAGAAGGTGCAGATTTACAAGGTGCTAATTATAAAGCAGGTGTAAACTATGATAATAATACACAAATTATAAGAGAAGAAATTTCTTTATCAGGAACTGCAACAGCAATAACGCTACCTTCAGGTGGTGGAACAGATGCTTATACATTTGAGCAAATAAGAAAAATGGATAAGGTAGTTGGAAAAATAGAAAAAGCAATAATTTCAGGAAAGAAATTTGAAAATGGTCAAAAAAGAGGAATGGACGGAGTTAGAAGTTTCTTAGCAAAAGGGCAAGTAGTTGATGCTTCAAACAATGAAATTTCATTAGAAATTATAGGCAATGCCTTAAAGAAAATTTTTAATGCTGGTGGGGATCTATCAGGTGGAAACTATGCTTTATATGTTCCAGGAGTGCAAAAGATGAAAATGTCAAAATTACTAAAAGATTATATTAAATCAAATCCTGAAAATACTACATTAGGGGCTGTTGCAACTCATGTAGCTACTGACTTTGGAACATTACCAATAATAATCTCAAACAACCTTCGTTCAACTGAAATCTTAATTTTAAATCATGATGATATAACATTAAGACCATTACAAGGTAGAGATTTATTTCATGAGTATATGGGGAAAAGAGGAGATTCTACACAAGGTTTAATACTTTCTGAATTAACTATTGAAGTTAGAAATATCCACACAATGGGAATGATAACTGGTTTAAAAAAATAATAAAAGGACAATGTCCCTGACAATGAGGTCAGGGATATTCCTAAAAGGGAGGAACAATGAAATTAAAACATAAAACATTTGATAAAGTATCAGTATATTGCAATGGAGAAGTATATAACTTTGTTAATGGAGAAATTGAAGTAGATGAAGCAATAGCAAAAGAATTATTAAAAAATCCAGCTATTGAAGAAATAAAAGAAGTGCAAGAAGAAAAAATTAGAAATATTGAAGAACAAAATCAAGAAAATGTTGAAGAACATGATGAAAAGAAAAAAGGAAGTAAAAAATGATAGGCTATGTTGAACTTGAAGAAGCTAAAAAGTTTTTAGAAGTTAGATATTCAAATATTAATGAAGAAAATCTAAAAAGAGCTTTGTATCAAGCATTTGACAAAATTGAAAATATTGGTGCTAGGGAAGGATATAAGACAGAAAAGAATTTTCCAAGAAAAAAGGATAAACCAAGAGTTTTAGAGCTTATAAAAAGGGCACAAATATTAGAAGCCTATGCAATTATGTCAGGTGGGAATGAGGATATAAAAAGGCTTGGGAAAGGGATAACAAGTAAGTCTATAAGTGATATGTCTGTGAGTTATGATAGAAGTCAAAAAATTGGAGATATAACATTTGCTTCTGTAGAGGCTGCAAGGATAATGAAAAGATTTTCAAGGAGAAGTTTTTAATGCAAGATATAGATAATGGTTATAAAAAAATTAAAGAAGAATTAGATAAATTAGATAAATTAAAACTAATTATTTATATTAATGACAAAGCAACATATCCTGGTGGAATTAAAGTAGATTTCATAGCTATGCTTATGGAATATGGAAATGAAAATTTTGATGTAGCTTTTCCAGCTCGTCCATTTTTTCGCTCAACTTTTGATGCACATTATGATGATATTTCAAATCTTATGGAAAAATGTATAGATAAAATTGCAGATGGGAAAATGACGGCACATAAGGCATTTGAAACTGTTGGAAAAGATGTAGTAAAAAAAGTTAGAGAAATGATATTAAATGGAACTTATGCAGCACTTGCAGAAAGTACAGTAAAAGCTAAGGGAAGTGATAAACCTCTTTATGATACTGGCACTCTTATAAGAAGTGTTAAGTATAAGATTGAATAGGAGTAATTATGGAATTTACCTTGGAAGAATTTGCTGGTGAAGAATTAAAAATTTATGAAGTAACTAGAAAAATAACTAGTGATATTGATAATCCAAAAGGAAGTGATTATAAATTTCCTGCTGCAATGCTTATATATAAAAAAACTTTAAGAGGCTATAATCCAAATTTACAGGACGGCGGAAGAGTTATAGGAGATTTAAGTGGAAAAACATTAAAAATTGTGGGATTAAAACTAGATGATGTTATTGAAATAGAAGGATACAAGTATAAAGTAACTGAAATATTACCAAGAATTTATGCTGATTTTGTGGAATTTTCATTGGAGTTGATGAGGAATGGACAATAGAGAACTTGAAGTATTCTTATTGAAAGAAATGAAAAAGATAAATGATAAGTTCCAGATAAAACCATTTATTGATTTTAAACATGATAGAAAATTAACTTTACCTCGTATAGTTTCAAGAACTCTTAGTAATAAAACCATCAATAAATTTGAAGACAGAGAAGAGGCGAAAAAAGGAATTTTCAGGCAGTATGAAGTTCATCAACATGTTATAAGTTTTTCATTTACTTTATCTGAAAATGAAAGTTTTGAAGATGTAAGAAAAATAAAAGAAAAATTTGAACATAAAATAGGCTTTGATTGGCTTATAGCAAGAAGTGGAAAAAGTATAGTTATAGAAGAGGTTACAGCAACAGTAGATTTATCAGAATTAACTAAGGATAGTTACACAGAAAGATATAGCTTTGATATGTATATTAACACTCTTGAAGAAAATATTGCTGAAATAGAATATATTGAAAAAGTTGAAATAGAGGTAAAAGCAAAATAAGGAGGAAAGAATGTCAATAGTAGTAGGTACTGAAAAGAAAATAGTCTTTTTAAATGTTCATAAACCTGTGCCAGTGGCACAAGCAACAGTTAATGTTGTAGGAGTATTTTCAGTAAAAAAAACAGTTACTGAACAAAAAATAAATAAAATTGAAGATGTTATTGGGTTAAATTCTGATGATGAAGCATATAAAATACTTCAAGCAGTTTTTAATG